TTAACAAGTATTCTTATAGAATTGCAACCAAAATGTAATCCTAAATCTTTATTTGTAAGTCATATACTTTATGGTAAATTTGTAGAACTATATAAAAATACTATTCCAATTAGATTTATTAGAGCATCCCAAAAATTAAAAGCTTATACGGGTCCACAAATTGAATGTAAATTAAAAGGTAAATATGCTCAAAGAAAATTTTTAAGTATTCAGTATATACGTTGGTTTTTAGAAAATAAATTTTCTGAAGAACAAAAAGAAAAATGGTTGCCTATTTTTTTAGGACATTCAAAAAAAGATGATATGGGAGATACAGCTCTTATGTGTATTAATGCTATTACCGGTATACCAAAAAAACAAATTACAAATAAAAAAGGAAAATGTATAAAATAACTTTTTAAAAAAAAGTTAGCAAAAACAAAAATATTTAATCCAATATTTAATCGTCGTAGGGGGTCGAAACCCCCTCGTCATCAGAAAATTCAGGTAATTCAAAATTGTAACGTTCTGGTTTTTTAATAGTAGTGAAATTATAACAAAATTCAAACCAGTCTTCATAACTAATTTTTAAACGTTTGTACATTTTAACACTCTGATTTTTAAGAAAGTTATTAAGAACAAATAATGTAGTATTAATTTCATCGCGATACTCTTGTTCAAAATAATCAAGTTGACGATTTGTAGTGTGGTTAGGATAAGAGTAACTCTGGTATTGTGAAAATCGTTGATCAATAATAAAATTAAAGATATCGTGATATTGCATGTCATCAATAAAATAAGGAAATCTATTTGTAAGATCATAATAGAAATCATGAATTTTTTCTGATTCGTGAAATTCAAATTCGTCAATAAGTTGTTCAATACTTTTTGGTTTGTTATCATCAGAATAATCTGAATTATTGTCACTCATTTTCATTTAAATGCTTTAATGTTATTTTCTGTTAATTTAAGTTATTTAACTTTAAATTTAATTTCAATTGTTACTTTTTCATGGAATTAAATTTTAAGGATTTTATTAATAATTTATTTTTTTTTTAATTCAAAAAAATAAATTTATTTTATTATCATATATTAAAACAATGAACATCGTAGAAACAATTCAAAAGAACGACATTCTTAAAGTTCTCTTAATCTTAGCCGGAGTATACTTTTTCATGACTTATTATTACAAAGAAGCATTAGAAAACGTTGGTGATTCAGCTGTTAAAGCTGTTTCAGTACCAGTTACCCAAGTTCCAGTAGTTCAAGCCGCACCTGGATCATTAGCAGTTGGTGCACCAACTGTGTCAGCTCAACAACAACAAGTTGACTCTGTCGTAGGTGGATCAGCACAATTAACTACATCAGATCTCCTTCCTAAATACGATGATGCATCTGATTTCGCTAAACAAAATCCAGTATCAAAGATCTTACAAGAACAAAACTTTTTACAAGCTGGATATCATATTGGTATTAATACCACTATCCAATCTAACAAGATTCCATATCTTGATATCAGATCCTGCCCACCAATTCCTAAGCAAGAAGCCGGACCATGGATGCAGTCATCGTATGAGGAGCCAACTGGCGCTAAACGCCGTTATCTCGAGATTGGGAGCGCTTAAGAAACCCTATGTAAAAATTCTAGAAACAATTAAGACACGAGTGAGTTCATATTCTAAAATTAAAATGAATTTTAATATTAAATTTAAATATTAAAATGCCGATAAAATTAAAAATAGAATTTATAAAAAAAGAATTTGAAAAAAGAAATTGTAAATTACTTTCAACAGAATATTTAAGTAATAAAAATTCACTTGATTTTATATGTAAATGTAATAATAAAGATAAAATTACTTATCAAAATCTTAAGAAAGGAGGATTATGTAAAATATGTTCAACTAATAATAAAATAGAAAAATGTAAAGCTACTAATATTGAAAAATATGGTGTTGAATATACGAGTCAAAGAACTGATATTAAAGAAAGTATGTCTAAAAAATTAAAACAACCTAAAAAATTTAATTATGAAATAGTTAAATCATTTTTTGAAGAACAAAAATGTACATTACTTGATACAGAATATATAAATGATAGAACAAAAATGCAGTTTATATGCATATGTCAAAATATAGCTAATCAAAATTTCAATGCTTTTAAATCAGGTAATAGATGTAATAATGAAGAATGTATAAAAAATAGAATGAAAGAAACATCTCTTGAAAAATATGGTACTGAATACCCTATGCAAAATGAGGAATATGCACAAAATATATTTACAAAATCAAAAAAATACAAAAAATATATATTGCCATCCGGTAAAGAAATTAATATACAAGGATATGAAAATTATACTTTAGATAGTTTATTACAAAAATATAATGAAAAAGATATAATTACAGATAGATGTGATATGCCTGAAATTTGGTATATAATCAGAGGAAAATATCATAGATATTATCCTGACATATTTATACAAAAAGATAATATAATAATTGAAGTTAAAAGTAATTGGACTTATAATAAAAATATTATTATTTTTCATAATAAAAGAAAAGCATGTGAATATTTAGGTTATAATTTTGAAAGTTATATTTATAATTCTAAGAAAGAAAAAGTCTTTATGTATATTTAAACTGATTTAAAAATAACATTTATATATATATTATAAATGTCAAAAGTATACATTCTTTGTAAAGAAGACAGATATGAAGGTTATATTCAATATATAATTAAAGTATTTAGTGATCAAACACAAGCATTAAAATCATTATATAAATATACTGGGTTTAAGGATGATAAATTTAATTTTGATAATAGTTATTTTATTTTAGTAAAAACAGTAGATCAAGAATCTGAAGAATCTGGGTCTGAAGATGAAGAAGAATATGAAAACGTTTATGATTTTAGAGATATTGCTGGTTATATTACTAGATATACATGGCAAAAAGTTATAGATGAATTACCTGAAAAAAATACATTAAGAAATTTAATCAAGTTTCAACGTGAAGTACGAGAATATAAAAAACAAGAGAAAAAAATAACTGAAGATATAGTAGAACGTAAAAAAAATATGGATATAAGAAAAGAATTAGATGAAAAATTAGATGAATTAAATATTAAAATGCCAAAATTACAAGTTTAATTTTGTATTAAATAAAAAATGAAATTTTAATTTATTATGGTATGTTATATAAAAATGTTTAGCTTAGTAAAATATCTTTATTACGGAAACCAAAAAGTAGAAGAACCTGAAGTTGAAAATGTTATTGTTGATAATGAACCTGAAATTATTGATTCTTATGCTATAACTTCAGCTAAAGTTACTCAAACCGAAATTCATTGCCCAAAACCAAGTAGTTCATTTATCATGCCACCATTTATGGAACCTACTATTGAAAAGCATTATGGAAGTTCATTTGTTAATCCAAGTATTTTTCCAAAACGAACTGAATCACTTACAGAAAATATATTAAGAAAATTAAATAAAGATACAGTATTTCTTGTTGTAAAGAAAAGTACAGGGGAACCATTAGGTGTATATGATTCGTTAGATAAAGCAAAAGAACAAGGTCAAAAAGCAACTTATCATAATTGTCAAATTTTAGAATACCGTATTAATGAACCATGTAAATATTTAAAAGATCCTGTATTTGAAAATAAATAATATCAAAATCTAAAGATTTTAATCTTTTGATTCGTTTAATTAATATTTCATTAATAATTATTTATATTAATGAAAATTTCAATTCAAGACCGATGTTACGGAAGTTATTTTGGATCAATAGTGGGAGATGCATTATTTGGACCAGTCGAATTTAAAACTAGAAAATACTGTGATGAAAATCCAGTTATAGAGATGAATTTACATAATTTTAATTTTGGTGTTCCACCAGGTTTTTGGACAGATGATACAAGTATGTGTTTATGTTTAGCTCAAAGTTTAATTGAAAATAACGGTATTAATCAAAAAGATCAAATGGATAAATATTCTAATTGGTTTAGAAAAGGATATATGTCTTCAAAGGATAATGTATGTATAGATATTGGAAAAGGGACAGCAAACTCTATATTACAATATGAAAGATCTGGTGAAACTATATCATCTATGAATCAAGATAGATATTCTGGAAATGGAAGTATAATGAGATTAACACCTATTCCAATTTTTTATAGAAATAAAACATTAAAAGAATGTTTAGATGCTTGTGTAAAAAGTTCAGAAACTACACATCCTGCTATAAAATGTAAAATAGGATGTAAAATATTAGGTAGTATAATTTATAATATTTTACATGGAGTTAAAAAAGAAGATTTATTAGAACAATTAAGAAAAGATATACCAGAAGAAGAAATTTTAAAATTAGAAGAAAATATATTTTTAGATATATATTCAGGATCATTTTTAAATAAATCACGTGAACAGATACATAGTACTGGATATGTAGCTCATACATTAGAAGCAGCGTTGTATTCTTTCTTTAAACACAACAATTATAAAGATACTATATTATTCGTAGGTAATCTTGGAGATGACACTGATACTGTTGCGTGTGTAGCAGGTCAAATAACTGGTGCTTATTATGGTATATATGATATACCAAAAGAATGGATACAAAAATTAGTTAAGCAAGAACTATTATGGAAAGTAATAGATGACCTTTATTCTTCACCGGCATGTGGGTAATTTTTTTTTGGTATACTACATTTTTTAGCTTTTTTATCACATGTAGCACGTTGAGCTTCATATTTATCTAATACTTCTTGAAATGGTGGTGTTGGTATGGTAACAAAGTTTTCATTTTTAAATTCTTTAACTTTTTTATAATATTCTTCTTCAGTAATTTCTTTAGTATAAAATTTTGCTTTTAATTTACCTTTTTCTTCATTATAACAAATATTTTCTTGACAGATAAGTTTTTTATTAACCTTATCTTTCATTTGATATAACCAATACATTAATTCAATTCTACCAATAAGATATGGTTCTATTGGTAATTCTTCTAAAAATCCCTTGAATGAATTTCTACAAAAAATACATGGCATCATAACACTTAAACTAGTTAACATACATTTAAAAGCCTGTTTAATTTCAAGATCATCAGATGTATTAATTCTAACAGGATATCTTCCTAAAATTGAAACAAATAATGCGTCCCAGAATCTAGGACCCCAAAATTTTGTACTCATTCCTGAATTACTATTATATTTACTATAATCTATGTTATCTGGTAATTTAATCGACACAGATTCCATTATTTCTTATTTTATTATTATTACACAATAAAATAAGTTTTTTATTTTGGGTATTTTTAAAACTATTTAAATTTGAGTATTTGTATAAGGACACCATTTTAAAAGATGTTTTTTAGGAAATCTAATAGCAGCTCCAGAATTTAAAGCATCTAGTACTACCATACAAGTATCACTACTTTTTTGAGAATCTCTAATTGTGCCTATGTATCCTTTATATTGATTTAAAATACTATTTTCAAGTCTAACAACTTTGATTGTTTCACCTTTTCTAAATTCTATTTCTTCTAAATTAAATATCGATGCGTTTTCTTTAATTTTAGAAACTATACCTCTACCATTTATAACTGTTTTTTGATCAAGGTCATCTTCAATTTTACATTCATCGACAATTCTTCTATCAATCAATTTAATTTTAATTTCTGGTGTTTCAACTTTAGGTGGTTCTATAGTTTCATCAACTTTTGGTTTATTTTTTAATAATGCGAAAAAGTCCATCTTATTTAAAATTAAAAGAAAATTAGTTTTAAATAAAGAATGATTTTAGAAATTTGCTGTTTTGTAATAGCTTCTTTATTTATATATCATAATAAAATGTTATTACTAAAATATGTAATAAATACAATGTATTTTTTAATAATCAAATGTATAGATTTTTATAGTTATTTAGCAATGAAAATTATGAAACATTTACCATCTTTTATATTTATAAAAACATTTACATATAAATCTTTTAATGAAGATGGAGAATGTAAATTAGATTTTGATATAACAGAATATAAATGTAATTTTAATCAAAGATTTTATATGGTAAGATTTATAGATTTAAATGATAAAAAAGATCGTATGTATAATTTTACAAGAAATATAAATAAAAGAATAGAAGATAGAAATTTAATATTTCATTCGAGTATACAAAAGAATGGCGAATTTATTACAGATGTTACAGAAGAATTACGATCATTTTTTCATTACATTCCATTAAATGAAAATGATATGTATTCAAGTGAAGAATTTATATATAAATTAAGATCTAGTGATGTATGGAAATATATAAAAATAAATATTGGATTAGATGAAGAACATCAATTATTAGTATCATTAAATGATTCAAATTTAACAGATATATTGATTGAATAAATGGGGCCTATGACGAAACTGGAAAATTTAATTTACCGTGTTCTCCAAAATATTTTTTAGTAGCGTTGTCTCTTACTTTTGCTGCCTCAATTTCATCATCAAATTGTCCTAAATAAATTTGTTTACCATTTGGTCTAATTTGAGCTACATATTTATTTTTTCTTTTACTTACACCAATATATTTTGATGAACCTTTTCTTGATTTACAATTCATTGAATTTTGATGAGCTGTTACTATACGTAGATTTTCTTTTCTATTATCTAAAGGATTATTATTTATATGGTCTATTATGTCATCTTCGTAGTAATTCATAATAAAATTTGTTAAACCAACCCTTTTACCATCAACTTCACCCCTAAAATAATTTTTACGTTTATGCCATTTATATTTCATAATTTCATAAAATGATTCTTCATCAATAATAATTTCTTCTTCTTTAACTTTAAAAATACATTGATTATCTTTATTAAATTCTTTTGATATAGATAAAAGTTTATTTTTAAAATAAATTTCACGTTCTTTTTCGGCTTGTTTTCTTGCTTCTAAAGCTTCTTCTTGTGTATTAAATATACCAATATGTTTTTCTTTATTATCAATTCTAATACGAACTCTAAATTTATCAGTATCTTTATATTTTTCAATACCATTTGGTAAATTGTCTATTTTTTCTTTAGTTGGTTTCCATTTAACAAAATTTTCAGGAATTTTAATATCATTTTTATTAGCATTTTTAATTTTAAATTGGTCAATCCATAAATTATATTGATATGCAGCATGTATTTCATTATCATAATAAGCTGTTATTTTTTTACAATTATGTCTTATAGAAACTTTCCAATCAGTTTTTTTACTTTTATTTTTAGATACACCTATATATTTACTTGAACAGTTTTCTTTTTTCTTTTTATTTCTAGCATTTTCTGAATGTGTAACGATTCTTAAATTTTCGCGTCTATTATCTAAAGGATTATTATTAATATGGTCTACGGGGTTTTTTGAAGTGATATCATTTTTAAGAATTTCTATCATAATATATCTATGTAATTTCCAATTTTTACCTTTTAGTGTCATTTTAACGTAATTTTCTTTATCTTTACACCATTTAAATTGATTTAAAATTTCATAGTCTTCTGGAGATACAATAGCATTACAAATAATTTCACCTTTTTTATTTTTAAGTGGGATAAAAGACATTTATATACTATTTTCTTTTATTTTTAAATTCAATTTCGAACGTAAAATATTTAAAAATAAAATATAATCAAATATTAAATGGGTAAGGAATATAACATTTTCTGTGTGTCCGGAGGTGGCACGCGTGGAATTGCATATATAGGTGTTTTTAAAAAAATAGAAGAACTTATTAATGAAAGAAAAGTATTAGAAAGTAATCCAGAGTTTAAAGAATCTGAATGTAAAATTCCTAAAATTAATATAAATACAGTATGTGCTGTTAGTGTTGGTACAATATTTAGTTTAATATATTTGATAGGATTTAGTTATGTAGAAATGTTGGAAGAAGTGTTAAAAAAAAATTTTGAACAATTAAAAAATATAAAATTAATGAATTTTGCTACTAAATTTGGATTAGATTCAGGTGAAAATTTTATAAATTGGTTAAAAGAATTAATGAAAAGAAAAGATTTTGATCCAGAAATAAAATTAAAAGATTTTTATGAGAAAACAAATGTTGATTTTCAAATTATGGCTACAAATTTAAATAAATATAGTTATAAAAAATTCAATTATATAGATACTCCTGATGTAAAAGTATTAGATGCTATAAGAATGTCAATAAGTATTCCATTTGTATTTACAGCAAATATATATGAAGGTGATCTTCATGTAGATGGTGGTTTAATAGATAATTATCCTATTGGTTTATTTAAAGATTCATTACATAAAGTATTAGGATTTAAATTAGTTAATCATGGCGAATTAGAAAGTCATTTAATAGATGAAAATATAAATGATATAGAGTCTTATATATATCATACACTGACATGTTATGTTGTACAAAAAGAAAAACATACCTCAAGAAGAGAAGAATTTAAAAATTGCACAGTTTATATTCATACAGAAAATATTACTCAAACTGTTAATTTTGGGTTAACACCTCAAGAAAAACATAAATTAATAGAAATAGGGTATCGTGTTACAAATAAATTTTTTAATAAACAAAATTAAACTTGAACAATAAAATATTTGTATTTATCAGTTAAAAACATAAAAATATTTTATTTTTCTATATTAGAGTAAATTGTATGGATAATTATAATGTAATAAAACAAATTGGGAAAGGAGCTTTTTCCAATGTACATTTATGTAAAAAAGATAAAATAAATAAAAATAGTAGTATATTATTAAGTAGTATAGATAGATATATAGGTATATATGAAGATCCAGATGATTTATTTATTATAAAAGAGATTAATATTGATAATTTAGTAAGAAAATATATGAATAAATCTAGAGCTGAAATATTAAATAGAATTAATTCAAATGATTTTCGTGAGTCTATTTCATTATCAAAACAAGCAAGTGTTAATATAACACCGTATTCAAATAAATCACCAGTGTTTAATAAAGAAATAATGAAAAAATTAGATACGGAGGAAGAATATTATTATAAGCGTTTAAAAGATCTTATTGATAGTGAAATTGAAATATTAAAGAAATTAAGTCATAATAATATTATAAAGTATTTTTCTTCAAATATTGATATGTCAAACGGTAATCAAATTTACTGTATTAAAATGGAATATTGTAATTATGGTGACCTTTATACAATATTAAAAAAACAATCAAAAGATAAACAAATGTTATCAGATTTTAAATTAAGAAATACATTTGGTGGTTTTGAGGATAGTTTTATAAAAAAGTTTTTAAAAGATACGGTATCTGGTTTAAAATATTTACATGATCTTAATATTATTCATCGTGATATTAAATTACATAATGTCTTGATTAAAAATGTTGAAAACGATTTTTTATTTAAATTAAGTGATTTTGGGTTTGCTTGTTTTGATATTGATACTGATTTAAATGAAAGTTTAAATATAAGCGATTTAGACTTTAGTGCTAGTGCTTTAAAAAAAAAATATTATAAATTATGTGGGACACCATATTATATGGCACCTGAAATAATATTAAATATAGAAGAATTCGATCAAATATCAACTCCACAAAAAGTTAATGAAAAACAAAAACGAGAATTTTTAAATGAAAAAATGGTTAAATTTTATGATAAAAAAGTTGATTTATGGAGTTATGGTATATGTTTATACGAGTTAATATTTAATACATTACCATTTTCTGGTATTTCTGATATACATGATCTTAAAGATTTTTTTTCAAGACCAACTACTCAATTAGATCTTCATAAAAAAATTGACAAGAAAAGTCTTATTGATCAAAATATGAAAAACATATTAAAAGGTTTATTAACTATTAATCCATCTTTTAGAATTACAACAAATGAATTGTATAATGTTGTAAATAATAATTTAACAAATAGTATAATAAATGATTTTTCATATGACGCAAGCGTTATTGAAAGTGAATATAATATAATTACATCAAAAACAAATGAACTTGAAATTGGTCAACTCTCTAAAAATGTTGTATATGAACCTATTGATCTTGGAACACAAAAAACTAGTGATACAGAATACCCTATATTTTTAACATCGTGGGATAAAATTAATAAAGCAAGTTCATTAATAATGAAAATATCAGTTGATAACAATTTCATGAAATGGTTATTAAAAAAATAAGGGTTTAAAAAGTTTTATCTTTATGTAATATTTAATACGACAATAATAACAATAATAACTATAATTAATAATATCCAAAATATCCACCAAAGCCATAAACCTGTTTTTTCTTGTTTTTCTTTTGCTGATTCTAATTCAATTTCAGCATTTTCAACATTTATAATAACATGTTCTATATTATCTTCAATATTATCAAGTAAATACCCTTGTTCATGTACAACTGTATTTAATGTTTTAAATATTTGATTAATATCATAAATTTCTCTCGTAATAGAATTAATGTCTTGTTCTCTTTCATAAATTAAATCTTCAGTTACATCATGTTCATCTATTTCATCTATTTCATTTATTAAATGATATTCATATTTATGTTCCGTCATATTGAGCGCTAAAATTAATAAATAATTAATTTTAAATTCAACTTTTTAACTAATTTTTAAAAGTTATCAAAAATTTTAGTTTATCTATAAATGTTTTTAGTTTTTTATCTAAACTTTTTTTAAAAGTTTATAGTAATAAGAAAATGGATGTTACAACAACTGTAATATCATTGTTAGTAATTGGTACAGTGCATATATCAGCAATGTCTTTTGTATTTTATAAAGGCACAAAATTTTATAAAAAAAAGAAAGGTACATTAAAACCAAATTCGTCGTTTGGGGGCGAAACCCCCATATGGGATATAATTCATTCAAATTTTGCCGACTATTCAGTTTTTAATTATTCAAAAGATATTTATCTTATAGTGTTTTTTTTACCTATAATATTTAATTTACAAAATCTTTCAATAACTTTTGTATATGAATTTTTTTGGAAATTCATGATATTAATATTTTTAAGAAGTTTTTCAATAATATCAACGATTTTACCAAGAAATTCTAAATTAAAAGTAAAAATAAATAAAAAAACAGATTTTTGGACAGTACTTTATCACAGAACTATTGGAGGTGGATGTTATGATAAATGCTTTTCAGGCCATACTGCTTTTGGTTTACTCGCTACATTTTTGATATTCAAATACAATTTTTTAGAAATGAGTACTTTTAACATTTCTCTTTTTGGATTTTTAAATATTCTACATTTTTTTATGATTGGGGTAACAAGAGCTCATTATACAGTAGATATAATAGTAGCAATTTACGTAACATTCTGGATATATGAATCTGTTTTAATTAATAAAGTATTACAACTTTAAATATTTATTTAAAAATAATTAAATAATAATTATTATATGAATTGTAAAATTTGTAAAATTTGTAAAAACGATTTAACTAATTTGGAGTTTTATGCATTAATAAATAATGAGTTTGAATGCAAAGATGAAATTATTTGTAAACAACGAATTTCAGAACAAATGATTAAACATCAAAGTATTAGAACAAAATTAGTAAAAGAATTAATCATAACAAAAGATGAAGATTCTTGTAAACTTTATTTTGAAACAATTAAAGCACTTTTTTTGTTAAATGAACCTACAATAAAGTTTGATAGTACTGGAATTAGAAATGGATCAACTATATATCATGATATGTATATAAATGCTTACTTTGGGAAATCAATGTTTCGTAATACAATAGATTATATGAAAATCAATGGTAAAATTTATGAATAATGGTAATAATAATTTAATTAATCAAGAAAATGTAAAACGTAAAAATAGACATAAAAATAGAAATAATAAAAAAGGTTATAAAAGAAATTGAATAAAATAAATTAAAATAAAATATTATGAATGAATTATCATATGAACTTATCATAAAAATTTTTGAGAAAATTGATTTAAAAGATTATAAAACAATTGTAGAACTAGGTAAAGTCAATTATACTTTTAATAAAATTTATAAAAAGTATTTTGAAAAAAATGTAAAACAAATGTGTATAATGAATTTACTTAACTATAATAAAAATACAGGTAATTTTTCATTGAAGAATAAAAATATATCGTTAAAAAGTTTATTTGGATTAAACACTTGATTCGTTTTTTTATTTAAATTTAATTATTTATTAAATTTAAATGCAAACAGAAGATAATACTTTTGAAATGGGTCCGGAAGAAATTGCTGAAAAGATTTTTAGTAATCCACCAGGTAATCTTAATTCTATTGATCTTGCTTTAGAAGAACAAACAGCTGAATTTGCTGAAAGAGAAGGTATTGAACAATTTACGAGTAATATTTTAAGAATAATTACAATGACAGGAATTAAAATATTATTTGGGCATGTTAATTTTGTTCAATTAACAGGTGAACAAGTTGAATTAATTAAAAGATACACTAGATCATTTGGATATAATTTAAAAATGAATGTAGATGAACAAAGTCAACAATTATATGTGTATTTTGAACGAACATTTGTTTAGCACTTTTAAGAAAAAGTGCGCAAAAAGAAGAGAATTAATAACGAAAATAAAATTGAATTTTATATTTTTATTATTTTTTAATAAAAATATGTCATCAAATTTTCAAAAAGTATTAGAATTTAATAAAGCATTTGGTGTTAAATCAAATAAAACAGTTCAACATGAAATTTTTGATAAAGATCCTAAATTAGTTCAATATAGACTTGACCTTATTGAAGAAGAAGTAGATGAATTAAAACAAGCTATTAAAGAAAAAGATATGACAGAGACTGTAGATGCGTTAGCAGATATTCTTTATGTAGTTTATGGAGCATTTACAGCGATTGGAATTGATGCTGATCAAGCATTTCAAATTGTTCAAGATTCAAATATGTCAAAGTTATGTAAAACGGAAGAAGATGCTCAAGAAACTGTCATGCGTTATCGAGAAGAAGTTCCTCAACGATATGATTCACCGAATTATAGACGTTCGGATGATGGCGTACATTTTGTGGTCTATAATCAGTCAACTTTTAAGATATTAAAAAATTACAAATATACAGCAGCGGATTTTACATCACTACTTGAAAATAATTGAATTATTTTGAAATTTTAATAAATTTAGATGGAATTATTAGAAGAACAAAGAGAAAATATTCCATTAATTGGAAAATTAGGTAAATTATCAGAAGATGATTTTCAAAGAATTTTGAATAAATTACAAAATAACGATTTAGATAAAACAAAATGTTGGTTATGGAATGGGACAACTCAGTATAAAATAGGTAAAGGACATCAACATGGTTGTATTTGGTTTAATAAAAATTATGTTCAAGTACATAGAATAATGTATCATAATTTTATTGAAGATGTTCCAATTTATTTACCAAATGGATTAATTGTTTTACATAAATGTTCTCATTTAAATAATGGTAAATGTATTAATCCTTGGCATATGAAATTAGGTACTCATAAAGAAAATACAAGAGATGCGTTAAATTCAAATACTTTAACATTATTAAAATCAAATGAAGAAAATCCAATGAGTAAATTAACAAATCAACAAATTAATGAAATAAAATTATTGAAAGGAACAGGGATTACACAAAAAGAAATTGGTGAGAGATACGCTATAAATCAATCTCAAGTTTCAAGATATTGGAATAATAAAACACGTTTATAATTATTTTTGTATTTTATTTATTTATTTATTTTTTTAATTAATTAATTTGTTAATTACAAAAATTTTTTTTCTTTTTATATATTATAAAAAAACAAAATGGCTGGTGGATTAATGCAACTCGTTAACTTAAGCAGGCGAGTAAAAGTAAATATTAAAAGTATTTGCTAGTAAAATAGAATTATTAATTTAATATCTATTTTGCGACAACTTCAAATTGACGGGAACTTCCTTAGAGCCTAAACTACCACTTTTATTTGGAAACATTTAAAAGGAACTCGGTTAATAGCCGAACCCAATGGTAATAAAGTTTAGGATTGGATAATCCGCAGCCAAGCACCTAAAGTCGTTAAACAAACTAAAATAAACTTTAGTTTCTTTTGTTGATTAGACTATGGTGAAGGTTCAGAGACTAAAAGTTGTTGGGATTGAGAAGTTTAATCAACTTCGATGAAATCTTAAGATATAGTCCGGCCCTTAACGAAAGTTAAGGGAACTACCGCGCTTATGGGGCTCAAGACATATATTTAACAGGTAACCCACAAATTACTTTCTTCAAGGTCGTTTACAGACGTCACACCAACTTCGCTTTAGAATCTATTGAACAAACCTTCAATGGAACTGTCGATTTCGGACGTAAAGTTTCTTGCACTGTTTCCCGAAATGGTGATCTTATTGGCCGAACTTACCTTCAATTAGTTCTCCCATCCATTACTGCTGTTTCTGGTCAAACTTGTGCTTGGACCCGTAACATTGGTCACTCTATCATTGACTATGTCAACATTGAAATCGGTGGACAAGAAATTGATCGTCATTATGGTGACTGGCTCAACATCTGGAATGAACTTACCCAAACTGCTGAACACGAAGACGGATACTCTGTTATGATTGGTAACACCACCACTCTTACTACTTCCGCTCTTACAGTTCCATCAGCAACTCTTTATATTCCTCTTCAATTCTGGTTCAACAGAAACCCAGGTCTTGCTCTTCCACTTATTGCTCTTCAATATCACGAAGTCAAGTTCAACATCAGTTTCACCCCAGCTGCTCAAAACTACGTTAAATCTAGTGCTGCTGCTCTTGCTTCTGGTACTCCATCTATTGGTTACTGTTCACTTTACATTGATTACGTTTATCTTGATACTGATGAACGTCGTCAATTCGCACAAGTTCAACACGAATACCTCATTGAACAACTTCAATTCACTGGAGCTGAATCATACAACAACTCTGCCATTAAGTCTAAGCTTGCTCTTAACCACCCAGTTAAGTTCCTTGCTTGGGTCTTCCAACTTAATGCCAATCTTTCAGATACTTTCCTCAATGCTAACAGACATTCTGATTATACCGCTTCTGGTATTTCAGGAGGTGGTGACCCATATGTTGGTCTTGACACCCTTGTTGATGCTAAGCTCCAACTTAACGGACAAGATCGTTTCTCTGTTCGAAGTGCTGCTTACTTCAACGTTGTTCAACCATACCAACATTTCACCCGATGCCCAGCTACCGGTATCTACGTGTACTCATTCGCACTTAACCCAGAACAACATCAACCTTCCGGAACTGTTAACATGTCCAGAATTGATAACGCTACTCTCCTATTAAACCTTTCTACTGGAACTAACGCTGGTCAACTCCGTGTATACGCCGTAAATTATAACGTTCTTCGTATTATGGCCGGTATGGGCGGACTTGCATATTCCAATTGATCAGATTATCATATGTATTTATATGGGCTTTTATTTTTGCTAGCCCACCTAAAAAAAATTGAAAAATTAATCTATTTTAATAATAATTATTAAAATGGCGGGTATGGATGAAAATGAAGAACAACTTGTAAAATGTACAAATTGTAAAGTTTCGAGAGCACAAAAAGATTTTATTGGAAAATCAGGTAATGTTGTTAAAAGATGTTTAAAATGTCGCGAAAAAGATGCTAAACAAAAGAAAAGACCAGATGTTATTGAAAAAAGAAATAAAAGACAAAATGAAAAAAAATACTATATTAAACATCGTGAAAAGAAAAGAGAAGAAAATGAAGAAGAATATTTAAAACATAATGCTGATGCAGCTAAGATTTGGAGAGGTCAAAATAAAGAACATCTTGCTGAATGGCAAACTCAAAATTTTGCTGCTAGATTTAGAGCAATAAAATACCAAGCACAAAAAAAAGGTATTATTTGGAATGAAGATTTAACTGATGAAATGTGCTATAAAATGATGACATCAAAATGTTTTTATTGTGATTATATTTCAGATAAAACACTAAATGGAATAGATAGAATGGACGGTATGGGTGGTTACGAAAAAAAGAATACAGTTAGTTGTTGTAAAAATTGTAATTTTATTAAAGGTAGTTTAGACCCAGATACTTTTATAAAAAGATGTCAGCATATTTCAAAACATTTTGGTGGTAATGGAAATTTAAATAAAGATGTATGGCCTGATTCTAAATCATCAATGTATAGTAATTATTTAGCTAGAGCTGCTAAGAAAGATTTAGAATTTGCCTTAACGAAAGAACAATTTACACAGTTTACAACTGGAAAATGTTATTATTGTGATAAAAATGCTTCGAAAACTCATAAAAATGGTGTTGATAGAAAAGATAACGAAAATGGATATATTATGTCAAATTGCGTGAGTTGTTGTAGTCAATGTAATTATATGAAAGGAAGTTTAACAGAAGATGAATTTATTGAAACTTGTAAAAGAGTATCTGAATATAATCTCAAAAATAATATTGTAATTCCAGAAATCGATAAATGCGAAGAAAAAATTACAAAAAGAGAAAAACATGATATTCCAAAAGAGAAAATTGTTGTTACAAAACAACAACCAAATAAAGAAAAAGAAGTTAAAGAACCAGTTGAAGAATATGTACCTAAACAACGGATTTATATAAAAGGTAAAAATTTACCAGAAGGCTGTAAAATTAAGGGTGAAGATATTCCAACATATTGTTATTATGTTCCGGCTACTAAAACTAAAGGTGATGCTTTTTGTTGTACTAAATTACACCCAAAACAAAAAGAAAGTGGAAAAGATTGGACAACAACAAAATCCAAGAAGGTTTCTATTGAAGATAAATTTAAACAATTAACTGAATATCTTAAATAAAATTGATTTTAAAATAAATTTAATTTATTCTTAATCTAATAAGATGCAAGTATTTGTAAAAACGTTAACAGGAAAAACCATTACTTTAGAAGTTGAATCAAGTGATACAATTGAAAATGTAAAGCAAAAAATTCAAGATAAAGAAGGCATCCCACCTGATCAACAGCGTCTAATTTTTGCTGGAAAACAATTAGAAGATGGAAGAACAATGGCTGATTATAATATCCAAAAGGAATCTACTTTACATCTTGTTTTGAGATTACGTGGTGGATTTTAATAGAAATTACAAAGATTAAATTTTATATAGAGCTGTAAAGCTCTAAATTTATTTGCATTTAAAGGCAACTTTCAAACAAAGGACCTTCTTTTACACTACATCCAAAATAACTCCCATCAACACATCTTTTAAGGTCAGGATGACAATAATTTTTAACAGCAGCATAATTACAATCCGAATTAGTATTACAACATAGTTCAACTCCACCACCACCACCGGCGTAACTGAAATATTTAACTACAGGACAAGTATCACCTGGATATTCACAAATATTAGCACCAAATTCATTAACACTGTGTGTTCCACCAGAAGCACAATTTGTACCAGAAGGATACTTTGCTGGATCTTCGACATTTGAAACACTTGGAACATTTGAAACACTTGGAACATTTGAAACACTTGGAACATTTGAAACACTTGGAACATTTGAAACACTTGGAACATTTGAAACACTTGGAACATTTGAAACACTTGGAACATT